AATTCGGGAGCTCGCTGAGCAGAACGGTATCACGTACAACACCTTGCGCTGGCGTGTGCATACTCTCGGCTGGGACTTGGAGCGAGCGGCCACTCAGCCGCTTCAAGACCGAAAAGCACAGGCCAAACGGGCATATGAAGCCAGCCGCAGGTATCCAAAGCACGTCTTGGAACTGCTCGAGAAAAACGGGATTCATTACGACACATTCAGACATCGGGTCAATGTGTCAGGCTGGGACATTATGAAGGCCGCAACGACACCAACGTTGACGTTCCGAGAAATCGGACTAATGACAAAGGCGAAGCGCAAAGCCAAGCTGGAAAGAATCTTTGAAAGGAGGTGAGCCAAACCGTGCAGGAAAAAATACAAACCGCTCTCAAGAAACTCGACGACGCGTTGGAAGCCGTCCGTGAGCTGGAGAACAGCCGCGAAAAGAGCATCGCCATCACGCACATGGAGACGGCGGAGCTCTGGCTCATGCGGTTGCGGGAATACCACGAGGAGTGATCGAGCATGTTCATTTCGGTGAAAAGTCTGGCGAATGCTGACCAGCGCCGAGCGCATGAGCCTTCTGTCGCACATTTGCGAGCAGAACAGGCGGCGCTGGGCAAAAAGAAAAATCCACCGCGGCAACGGTGGACCAATGAATCAGCTATCAGCCCCATCATACCACAGGTGGGGCGGGAAGGGGAAGACATGGAGCTCAAGCCCAAAATCAACCTCGAGCTCGACGGCCAAGAGGCCGCCATCATCGGCAGCGCGCTGCTGGAGCAGGCGCTCCGGTGCCACGACGACAGCCGAGCGCGGCTCAACCGGCTGATTGCCGCGAAGGTGTTCGAGGCGCGGAAGCGGCATCACGAGGCGGCTGCGGTTGTTTTGAAGGAGCGATATCGCCTGTGACCGTCCTCAAAGGCGATCGAGTCAAGCTACGGACCGGCGAAACCGGCATCGTCGTCGACGTGTGGGGAGTCGCTCGAACTTGGCTGAAAGTCGACATTGGCGGCGGTCATCACGTCATCTGCATGACCGCCGCTGTTGAGAAGATTATTGCTCGCGAACAAATGAAAAGGAGGAAGTGGCGTTGAGCATCAAGATCAACAAGCTCGAGATTGAGAACGTGAAACGCGTCAAGGCCGTGAAAATCGAGCCGACGCCGAACGGCCTGACCATTATCGGAGGAAAGAACAACCAGGGTAAGTCCAGCGTGCTGGATGCCATCGCGTGGGCGCTGGGCGGAAACAAACACCGGCCGTCGCAACCGGAACGTGAGGGATCGGTCACGCCGCCCTATCTCCATATCGTGCTGTCAAACGGCCTCATCGTCGAACGAAAGGGCAAGAACAGCGATCTGAAGGTCATCGATCCGAACGGCCAGAAGCACGGTCAGCAGCTGCTGGACAGCTTTATTGAAGAGCTGGCCCTGAACCTCCCGAAGTTCATGAACGCAAACAGCAAGGAAAAGGCCGAGATTTTGCTCCGGATCATCGGTGTCGGCGACAAGCTGGCTGAACTTGAACGCAAGGAGCAGGAGCTCTACAACAAGCGGCATGCCATCGGTCAGATCGCTGACCAAAAGGCCAAATTCGCAAAGGAACAGCCATATTATCCGGATGCGCCAAAGGAGCCGGTGTCGGCCGCAGATCTCATCAAAAAGCAACAGGAGATCCTCGCCCGGAACGGTGAGAACCAACGGAAAAGGCTGCGTGTGCAGCAGATTCAGGCGGAATGCGAACAAGCAGCCAAGGAAGTGGCGCGGCTCATGGCCATGCTGAACGCTGCCCAGGAAAAGTACAACCAACTGCAGCAGGACCTTGTCATCGCACAGAAGGATGCTCAGGATCTCATCGATGAATCTACCGCTGAACTGGAGGAAAGCATCCGGCAGATCGATGAGATCAACCGCAAAGTGCGCGCCAACCTGGACAAGGAAAAGGCCGAAGAAGACGCTCGCGAATATCAGCGTCAGTACGATGCCCTGACCACGGAAATCGAGGCTGTCCGCAAGGCAAAGATCGATCTGCTGGCAAATGCCAATCTTCCGCTCCCGGGCCTTTCGGTGCAGGATGGCGAGCTCGTCTATAACGGCCAGAAATGGGACAACATGAGCGGCGCCGATCAGCTCCGGGTTGCCACGGCCATCGTGCGCCGGCTCAAGCCGCAATGCGGTTTTGTGCTCATTGACAAGCTGGAGCAAATGGACCTCGACACGCTGCGCGAATTCGGTCAGTGGCTGGAGCAGGAAGGGCTGCAGGCCATTGCCACGCGCGTCAGCACCGGCGACGAGTGCTCAATCATCATCGAGGACGGGTACGTCGTCGGCCAGGAAGGCATCACGCTCCAGCAGCCGAAGCAGGAAGGAGAAATCGATCCTGGCCCGACTTGGACGGCGCCGCAGACGGCGCCGACGTGGAAAGCAGGTGAGTTTTGATCATGTTTGAAATCATCAGCGGTAAAATCCAGAAGGCCAAGAAGGTCGTGCTGTACGGTCCGGAGGGGATCGGGAAATCCTCTCTGGCCGCCAGATTCCCGAATCCGATATTCATCGACACCGAAGGTTCGACGACCGAAATGGATGTCCGACGGCTGAAGAAACCGACCAGCTGGGAAATGCTCAAGCAGCAGGTTCAATGGGTCAAGCAGCAGGGTCCGGCGCAGATCGGGACGCTCGTGATCGACACAATCGACTGGGCGGAAATGCTCTGCAACGAGCATGTTTGCGCCCAGCACAACAAAAGGGGCATCGAAGATTTCGGGTACGGCAAGGGCTACGTTTACGCATCGGAAGAATTCGGACGGTTTTTGAATCTGCTCACCGATGTCGTCGAAGCTGGCATCCACGTCGTGCTGACGGCGCACAGCCAGATCGTAAAATTCGAGCAACCGGACGAAATGGGCGCCTACGACCGGTACCAGCTCAAGCTCGGCGCTAAAACCGGATCGCGAACGGCGGCTCTCGTCAAGGAATGGGCGGACATCGTCCTGTTCCTCAACTACAAAACGTTTTCTGTTGCCGCGGACGACAGCGGCCGCAAGCACAAGGCGCAGGGTGGCGCACGTGTCATGTACACGACGCATCATCCGGTCTGGGACGCGAAAAACCGTCACGGCCTGCCGGACGAGCTGCCGCTTGACTACTCGCATATTGCGCATATCTTCTCCAATCAGCCCGTGGTCACGTCCCAGGCACAAACGCCGACAGCACAGCCCGGGCCTACAGCGGCCGCAGAACCGGCACAACCTGCCGCGGAAACGGCTTTTGCGCCGGCTGAGTCCACCGTCGAACAGACCACGGCTCCGGCGATCGCCAACACCTCGCCGGCGCCAGATCCGTCCGTCAGCGTCGACATCAACCCGAATATTCCTGCATCACTACGTGACCTCATGATCCGGCACCAGGTATCGGAATGGGAAATTCAGCATGTCGTGGCCAAACGCGGATACTATCCCGCCGATACGCCGATCACCAATTACGATCCTGGGTTCATTGATGGCGTTCTTGTCGCGGCATGGCCCAAAGTGTTCGCGATGATCGAAGAAAACCGCAAAGATGTACCTTTCAAATAATTCATACAGGAGTGATGACGCATGTCGCAAATCGAGCGTGAACTGAACTGGGACGACACCATTGAAAAGGACGGCGGCGGGGAGTTTGTGCTCCTCACCCCCGGCGACTACAACTTTACGGTGACGAAGTTCGAGCGCGCTAGATTCAATGGCAGCGCAAATCTGCCGCCGTGCAATCAGGCAAAGCTTGAAATCACGATTCATTCGCCGGAACACGGCGACGTCATCGTGTTCCACAATCTGTTCCTGCATACGAAGACGGAGGGGCTGCTTTCCGCATTCTTCGCGGCGATCGGACAAAAGAAAAAGGGCGAACCGCTGCGTATGAACTGGAATGCCGTCGTCGGGTCCAAAGGACGCTGCCAGATCGAACATTACAAGTACACGAAGGACGGCCGTGAACTCGTGAACAACCAGATCAAGCGGTTCTATCCGTACGACGAATACCTGAAGCATATCGGGCAGCAAAATCCGCAGCATCAGCCGCCGTTCCCGGGCCAAACCGGAATCTTCACGCCCGGCCAGTTCTAAGGTGATGGCTATGGAGCTCAGACCATATCAACAAGAAGCGAGGGAAGCCATCCAGCGCGAATGGTCGAATGGCGTGAAGAAGACGTTGCTGGTGCTGCCAACTGGTTGCGGGAAAACGATCGTGTTTTCGAAAGTCATCGAAGATCGCGTGCGGATGGGCGAGCGTGGCCTCGTCCTCGCCCATCGCGGCGAGCTGCTTGATCAGGCGGCCGACAAGTTGGAAAAGGCAACGGGACTGAAATGTGCCGTCGAGAAAGCGGAGCAAACAGCGCTTGGCAGCTGGTATCGCGTTGTCGTTGGCAGCGTCCAGACGATGATGCGGACGAAACGGCTGGAGCAATTCCCGTCGAACTATTTCCACTTCATCATCGTCGACGAGGCGCACCATTGCCTCGCCGACAGCTACCAGCGCATCCTGCAGTATTTCGACGGCGCGAACGTTCTGGGCGTCACGGCGACACCGGATCGCGGCGACATGCGCAACCTCGGCGCCTATTTCGAGTCGCTGGCCTACGAGTACACACTGCCGCGGGCGATCAAGGAAGGGTATCTCAGTCCGATCAAGGCGATGACCATCCCGCTCAAACTCGACTTGTCCGCCGTCCGGGTGCAGTCCGGTGACTTTGCGGCCGGCGATATTGGAACGGCTTTGGATCCATTCCTTGAACGAATCGCAGCCGAAATGTGGAATGTGGCCAGGGACCGAAAAATTGTCGTATTCCTGCCGCTCGTCAAGACAAGCCAAAAGTTCGCGCGGATCCTGAACGCGATTGGATTCCGCGCCGCGGAAGTGAACGGCGAATCACAAGACCGGTCGAAAATCCTGGCTGATTTCGAAGCAGGAAAATATAACGTGATCTGCAATTCGATGCTGCTCACTGAAGGCTGGGACTGCCCAAGCGTGGATTGCATTGTTGTGCTCCGGCCAACGAAAATTCGCAGCCTTTACGCGCAGATGGTCGGCCGCGGAACCCGGCTGCATCCAGGGAAAACGGAACTTCTGCTGCTCGATTTCCTCTGGCATACCGAGCGCCATGAGCTCTGCCACCCGGCGCACCTTATTGCCGAGAACGAAGAAGTGGCCAAAGCCATGACCAAACGAATCGAGGAAGCCGGCGCGCCGGTGGATTTGGAGACGGTTGAGCGTCAGGCGTCCGCAGATATTATTGCGCAACGTGAAGAAGCGCTGGCCAAACAATTGGCCGAAATGCGCAAGCGGAAGCGTGCGCTGGTGGATCCGCTGCAATTTGAAATGTCCATCCAGGCGGAGGATCTGGCCAATTACGTACCGGCATTCGGATGGGAGATGGCACCGCCAAGCGAAAAGCAACTCCGCACTCTGGAGAAGTTCGGAATCTACCCGGATGAAATCGACAACGCCGGCAAGGCCGCGAAGCTGCTGGATCGTCTCGAAAAACGCCGGCGGGAAGGGCTAACCACGCCGAAACAGATTCGATTGCTGGAACGGTATGGATTTCAGCACGTTGG